TCAAAACAAAGAAGCCAGACCCGGTGACGCAGCAATCTGGGGCGGTGGCGGTAATATCAACATGAAATCCGTGATGGGTGGACAATTTAAGTCTGTTAATGGAGAATCTGTGGGAATAAACCCCAAAGCTGCAGGTAACTTGTCAGGCCCACGCCCCGCAAGCTACATGGCAGACCCAGATAACTTACAGGTGAGCAAGCCATGAGGATACCAACCGACCCGCAAGACCGTGAAAACTTTTATCTCGACTTGATTCAAAAATGTTTGGTATCAAGAGAAGACAGAAAAGTTGATTACGGTTCTCTGCGAAGTTACTACTTGTTTGGCAACAGCCCTAACGAGCCGCCTGCGCTGTACAACAAAATCTTTCCGCATATTGACCAGCTCACTTCCTTTCTCTACTCAGCAGAGACAACCCGCTTTAGCATTCAGCTGGGCGCTGCCGTTGCCGAGATGGAACACATCAAAGTCCCAACTCTCACACGTGCGCTCAATGACGAGTGGCTTAACAGCAACGCTGACCAAGTGTTCTCCTCTGCAACAACGTGGGCACTTGTCTACAACTCTTGCTTTATCAAACTCATCTTGAACAACGGTATGCACCCGTACCTTGTTGAGCCTTCCTGCATTGGTGTGCTGCGTGAAGACACGCCTTACAGCGACAGACAAGAAGCACTTGTCCACACCTACTACATCACCAAGTCAGAACTGTACGCACGGCTTTACTCTCACCCCAAGCGTGATGAAATTGTTGCCCGTGTTGGCTCTACTCAGCACGAGCGAACGGAAGTTGCAAACGGTCTTGAGCGCATCATCTTGTCGCAGTCAAACCCAACCATGTACGGTAACGTCAATCTTGACCTTGCTGGCGGCAATAGATACAAGGCAGTCGTCGCTGAAGACACGGTGGAGATGACGGAACTGTGGGTGTGGAACGATGACATTGCCGACTACCAAGTCGTCACAAAAGCAGACCCAGACGTTATCATTTACGACAGGGCTGGTGAGTCTGTGTTTATGAAGGGCGAGCTTCCCTTTGTGCAGATTGCACCCAACCCACTGTACGACTACTACTGGGGCGGCTCAGAGGTTCAGCGCCTGATTTACCTGCAGCAACTGCGTAACAAACGCATGGCAGAAATCTTAGACTTGTTGTCCAAACAAGTTAACCCGCCTACTGCGCTCATAGGTTTTACAGGAATCTTAGATGAGAAAAACTTTGCTCTCAATCGTGCGGGAGGCTTGCTTGCAACTGACATGCCTAACGCAAAAGTTGAAAAACTTGCGCCTCAAATTCCTCCAGATTTATTCCGAGAAATTCAAGAAATAGATTCCATGTTTGAAGAAGCATCTGGCATCGTCTCTGTGCTGCAAGGCAAGGGAGAGTCTGGTGTGCGCTCTTCTGGTCATGCTTCACAGCTTGCAAGACTTGGCTCGTCAAGAGCTAAGAAACGTGCGCTTGTCATTGAGGACAGCTTAGAGAAAGTTGCAACGCTGTATCTCAAAGCTATGCAGCTGTACGACAACACTCACTTCACAGATACTCAAGGCAACAAGTTTATTGCTGAGCAGTTCACAAAAGATTTTGTGGTGAAGGTGGACGCACATTCCAACTCGCCCATCTTCATGGAAGACCTGCGCCAGCTTGCGTTTAACTTGTACAAGTCTGAAGTCATTGACAAAGAATCTTTGCTTGACTTGCTTGAACCGCCTATGAAACAATTACTCAAAGACCGTCTGAAAAAGATGGAAGAGAAAAAGGCTAAGCAGCAAGAAGCACAAGCGGCAGCGCAGCAGTCTGAAAAGCAAGCGCCAGCCAAAGGTAAACCAGACTTGAAACAGGTGGGATGATGGCAGACGCTAAAGCAGTATCACCAAAGAATGACCAGCCTCGTGTGAATACGAAAGAATTGTCACGGGGTGAACAATCACCGAACTTGACATATCGCACACAAGGTATTAAAAACACGACTGGGCGTAGTCAAAGGGATTACGCTCGCCGTTGACAACCAAGGATTGAACATGTACAAAGCACACAAGCGTGGTCGTAAGACTCGTCGGTAATTCCCCTTAACAAGGAATCGGGTGTGGCTTCCTTCCCGTCAAAAGGTCGCCGCCTTCAACCATGGAGAAGACTATGCGTAAAGCTCGTAAAGGTCGTAAGAGCCGCAAGTAATTAGACGGGGGCAACCCCGTTTAATTGCGGTTTGACCGTTAAAAATTCTTTGAGGGGCTGAATTAAAATGCCCTTCACTTGTTGACAAGTTGTTTGTATATGGTTACAAACGGCATATAAGGAGTTTTTCATGGCTGTTCCTGAAGATAAATTGATGGAGTTAATGCGTGGCCCTCGCTCAGGCGGTGGTGGCAATCCCTCTGGTTTATCAATGCCTGCTGGCAATATGCCCAGCGCTGGTGGAATGTCAGATTCAGAAACTCCTCCAATGGCTTCACCCATGTCCACACCTGAGCCTAAGATGGGTTCAAAAGAAGCTGCCATGATTAACTTAGGCATGGCAATGGACTTGTTAGAGCAGTCACTTCCCGCACTTGGTTCAGAAACAGAAGAAGGACAGAAAGCACTCAACGCTATTCGTGTCCTCAATGGCATTCTGGGTCAACGCAAGAACAAAACAAACGAGTTACAGCAGTCTGAGATTCTGCAGATGTTGCAAACCCTTCCTCAAGCTGGTGGCGCATCGCCTGAGGGCAAAGCTATGTCTCAAGCGCCGATTCCCGGTATGCCTCCTATGGGCGGCGCACCACAACCACCCCAAATGTAAGGAACTATCATGGACTTGTTCAAACCCCGTGGCGCAGCAGCTCCCCGCCGTCCTACTGACAACAATCAGCAGCATGGCGTAATCACAAATACTCCCCGTTTTTCTCAGCTTGGCGGCTTGTCTGCTCCTAACAAAGTTGGAAAATCAGGTATGGCTGTGCAAAAGCCCGGTGACGGTAAAAAAGTTATCTAATACAGATAAGAGGGTAATTAAATGTCTTTAGAAAACGTATCTTACGAAGCACGTGATGAGCTTGCTGCCTTGGCGCAGCAACTCGCAGATAACCCTGCAACACGTAAAGATTTCCTACGCATGACCAAAAAGGTCAAGCCTGACCTGCCTATTCCAGAACTGGACATGGAAGACTACACGCACAATGCAGTCAACAAGTCCGAGCAACGAGTGCAAGCGCTTGAAGCTAAGTTGCGTGAACGGGATGCCGTTGAAGAGTTGCAAAAACGCAGACAATCTTTGATGAAAAAAGGTCTGATTGCTTCTGAAGATGAAGTCAAAGACGTTGAAAAGATTATGCTGGAGCGTGGCATTACCAGTCACGAGACAGCCGCAGAATATCATCAGTGGATGAAGCAAGCAGCAATTCCTACTTCTTCTGGATACAACCCTTCACCAGTCAAACAATTTGACCTGAACAAGTATTGGAAGAATCCAGTGAATGCTGCTCGTGATGAAGCTGCAAACGCACTTAGGGACTTGCGTAAACCGCAACGTCCTATTGGGTTGTAAGAGGGTAATTGGTGAGAGCGAAAGTTCTCTTTTTAATACGTTCGTAAGGAGGCCTTATGGCTATTGGCGGCGGCATACTACCAGCTACGGGGTCATCTCAGTTTAATGAACTGACTTACGTAACACGTAGAGCCTTTATTCCCAAGCTGGTTGTCCAGCTTTATAACTCGACACCTTTGATGGCAGCACTGATTGCAAACAGTCAGCAAGCTAGTGGCGGTGTTTCTTCTGTAACGGTTCCTGTGCATGGCGCACAGTTTGTGAACGCTCAATGGTCTGACTACAGCGGCTCGTTCGCTCAGCCGTCAGTCCAGCAAGGTGCTTACGCGGCTGAGTATGACTTGAAACTGATGATTTCTCCCGTGCCGTTCCTCGGCATGGAAGGCGCAGTTCAGCAAGATGCAGCGATTATTCCGTTGATTGAAGCTCGTATGAACGATGCAACCAACGTGATGATGGATGCAATGGCTACCGCTTTGTACAACAACACAACCAACACTCAACAGTTCATCGGTTTGCCCGGTGCTATTGACGATGGTACAACCTTGGCTACTTACGGTAACATCAACCGTAACACCTACACATGGTGGAAGTCCAAGCAATACGCTGCTGGCGGTGTTAACCCAACTCGTCAAAACATCTTGCAATACATTTCTGGTACTGTGAAGAACGGTGCTGAAATGCCTTCATTTGGTGTTTGTGGTTTTGGTACATGGACATTGCTCGCTCAAGACTTCGTAGGTCAAGAGCAGTATGTCATCACCCCCGGCTCTGGTTTTGATTCTGACCCCAATGGCCCTCAAGCTGCATTCCGTGCATTGATGGTTGCTGGTGTGCCAATTTATCCAGACCCGTACTGCCCAGAAGGTACTGTGTACTTCCTGAACACTAACTCCTTGTCTTTGTACATCCACGAGCAAGGTTCGTTTGTGTTTACAGGATTTGAATCCACACTCCCGAACTGGCAGATTGGTTATGTCGGTGCAGTTTTGATGAT